CGTTCTTGAACTCGCGCATATGCACGCTGAAAGATGCGGTCTTGATCTGGTCGTCGCCCTTGCGAAGTCCAGCAATGACGCCGCGATCCCTGACTACCGTTCGGTTCGTCTTGGGGTCGGCGAAGGTGAAATTGCCCTGCTCATACGCGACCGTGTAAGAGAGCGGGGTGCCGGTTCCATCCTCAAGGAGGATCGTTCCGTCGCGGAAAACTTTCACGACTGTAGATTCAGCCATCGGTAACTCCAATCAAGACATGCGGGGCCATGGCCCTCGCGAGTTCGTTTGCGGTTTCAGCTCCGACCTCGGCAACGATTGCCGGGGCGTGTTTCTCAACGAACGGGGTACGCTCGCCTTTGAGGTGTACATGTGGCGCGTACCGTGCGGGCGAACCCACAGAGTAGGCGCCTGGCGCGACCTTCTCGACAAACCAGCGGGATCGGCCGGTGTTCTCGGGCCACGGGTCATTGATGGCGGCCGTGAGCTCGTTCGCCCAGTCCGCCATCACGCGATCGAGCGTCGCCTCTGCTGACGCAGTGGGGCGGGGCTCTGTGCGCGTTGTGACCTTGATTCTAGCCATCAGACTTCTTGGCCCTCGGCTTGCGCTTGCGCTTCGGTTTGTCCATGTCGTCGATGGTGCGTGGCTTGCGCTTGGGGGGAGGCAGAGGCACATCGAGGTCTAGGATCTGCACAGCCTCGTCGGCCTCGCTCAAGGTCTTCAGCGCGAGCTTGATCACGAGGCGGGCAGGGTGGCCCGCGGTCGAGTCGATGCCTACCCGAAACTGCAGCCGCTCAAGCAGCGCTTTGGCAAAGTCTAGTTTCATGTGTCCTGACCCCAGACGATGACGGTGAACGTGAGGCTTGCCGAGGTGGCAATCCGCAGAATGTCAGCGGTCGAAGCGGTGACAGCCCATCCATCGACGGGCGAGGTCTGAATCAGCACCCCGCCCGGGCCAATCACGTTGCCGTCACCTGTGGCAATCAGCCATGTGATGAACGGGTTCGATGGCGCACCGCCGACCGTCACGGTCTGACTCGATGTGGTGCTGTGGTTGTACACGATGAAGCCCGAGACGCTCGCCAGGCTGATCGCTGTGCCGGTCTCTTCGTTGGTGGCCGTGGTCAGGTTGATATCGGTATTGCCGTTCACCGTCTGGGTCGTGCTGTAGATCTTGTCTTGCTGATTCGCGCCCGTGCCGTTGGCGTAGGTTTTCGCGAGCTCGAAGAGGTGCTTGTTGATCGCGGTGGCGTTGCCAGCCCCGACATTGGCGACGGACTCAACGCCATCGACCACAAGGTTCAACTTTACGCGGACAGACATCAGCCCCCCAATTGCGCATCGCGCGCGTATTCGTACGTTTGTGTGATGAGGTACCAGCCTTTCGCGACTGCGTGAGACTCCCCGGCATAGGTGGTGCGCCGGCTCCATCCGAGGGCAGTCAAGGCAATCCTCACCGCTCGCCCCTTCTCGAGGGCATCGTCGCGGCTGCTCTTCTGCGCACCAGGCGCAATCTGCCACGACAGCAGGACAGAGAGTGTGTCTGTGACCCGGGCGACGTTCTGCCGCCTGTAGACCTCGTCAACCGAAGTAGACAGCAGGTTCACCACGACGCCCTTGTGTGCGTTCACCGTATCGACGGCGCTGTGCTCGAGCTTGTCGATGAGCACGACATCGTCGACTGTGTCGATCCTGGCCTCGAAAGCGGCGAGGACCTCTTCGGCGTCTTCGGTGCTCATGTCAGCAGCCTGCGGCCGCGGTTCGGGCGGTTGAGCCACACGACCGACTCGGCCGAAGAGCGTTCGTCATCACCGCCGATCGTGCCGTCTTCGTCTTCGTCATACCGGAACTCTGTAGAGGCCCAAGCTTCGTCGAAGAGGTCGCGATAGCGCTGCTCCATGTCGGCATACCTGCCGTCGCCCGTCGAGGCGTGGAACCCTCGGAACACGAGCTCGAGCGTCTTGTATACGTGCGGATCGAGTAGAGCCCAACTGCTGATGATCAGGTTCGGGCGTCGACCTTGTGCGATGAGCTTTCGGTTGATGAAGGCCCAGGCGGCGGTGCGCTCGTTCTCGTACCCCGAAGACCGCAGCGCGGTGAGCTCGGGGTGGCGATCGGTGAGGTCAGTATCGGTGATCGTGGGGTACACGATGTCGCGGACTAGGTACGCCTCGCGTCTGTACTCGCGCGCTGCGCCGTCGATGGTGAGAGTCCACACGGCGAGCCAATCATCACTAAGCGACTCGTTCACGGTGGTGGCCGCTGGCAGCGTATACGTTGCGGGCGGGCCGAGGCCAGTAGCCGCAACGTTGTCGACAACCACCTTGCTACCCTGGTACAGCGTCAGCCGTGCCACGGTGGCGGTCTCTTGTGTGCCCGCGTCGTCGTATACATCCAGCGTCAACGCCTGCTCGACGTTGCGCTCGATGAAGTACGGCAGCTGATAGCGGGTGATTGCCACTTATGCGGTCTCACCCTGCAGGGCTTTCCACGCGCCACCAATTCGCATGTATAGCGAATCGTCGCCGTTGCTGCCGCCGGTGCGCAGGTATAGCGATCCGTTTGGCTGGGCTGCACTCGGCGCGCCCGACCCCGATGTGATGATCGGCGAGGCGGTGACGAGGTCACCAGCCGCGACCTTGACGACGTACCCGGTAGCCGCGAAAACCTTGCGCAGGTTCGCGTATACAGAGGCAACAGAGGATAGAACGGAATCAGCCATGGCTTACTGCCCCTTTTTGCGGTCAATGCGGTTCATCACTCTGACGAGCCGCTTTTTTGCTTGTGCTGGCGAGGTCTTGCCCCCGCTGCTCTTGTGAATCTGCGCAGCCGCTTTGGCGATCGTGTCGCGCTTGTGGCTGTTGCTGTAGTCGCTCATTTGATCGCCTTGCTGGCGGCGTCGAGCGTCTTTTGGTTCGCAGCTCGCTTCGCCTTCATCTCTGGGATGTGCTGCATTGCTTGCGTGCGCCTGATGTTGTCGGCCTTGCGGCTCAAGATGGCCCGCAGCACATCGGGGTCGGGCGCCTCAATGGTCTTGGACTCGACGAGCCTCTTGCGCCAGGCGTTGTAGCCATCGCGGTCGCGAACGGGCATGACCGAATTTCCGATCTGCTTGAAGCTGTGCCAGCGGTCGTGATGGAGCGGCTGTCCGCTCGTGGTGCGCGAGACCTTCGACATATACGAACGCCCGTCTTCGGTGTCGGTGTAGCGCAGGATCTGAAAGCCCTGATCGATGTACTGCGCGCGAGCAGCGGTATCGCCACCTCGCCCAGCGTGCGCAACGCCGTTGACGCCGGGCGCCAGGCTCATGCGCTTGATGTGGGGCAGCCAGCCGACCTCGGGGATGAACTCCCACTGCTCGGGGTGTACCATCAGTCGAAAGGCTGGAGCGCCAGGGCTGCGCAGTGGTGGCCGGTCGTCGACCGCTGCGCCTTGGTAAGCTTCGCCTTCGTATTCTTGAATCGCCATTGTGTCCTCGGGGTAATTGAAGGGGTGGCCCGGCGAGGCCTAGGCGAGACCCCGAGAAACCCCAGGACCTCGCCGAGTCACCGAACTATGCGTCAGTGATGATGCTGACGCCTCGAGCCTGCTCGAGGATGCCAACGCCGTAGTAGGCGTGGCCGATGAGCGCGTCGGTGGCGGTTGCATCTGGGCGCTGGAGCTCGACCGTGAGGAACGGGCTCGGGCTGGTTGCGATGACGCCCGGACGGAATGAGGGGGTACCCGTCTTCCAGCCGAGAGCGCCGCTGCCCCACATGGCCCCGGCACGGTCGGCCGAGGTGTTGAACAGGTTCACAGTCGAAGTCACGTAGACGTCGACGCCGTTGAACGAGCCAGCGAAGCCCTGCCCCTTGATGGCGAGCATTGCGGCGGTAGCCGGCTGCCACTGTGCAGCGCCACCTTCAGCGCGCAGGCTGGTCTGGAAGTCAGACAGCTGACGGGGATGGAGAGCGCAGAAGTAGGGGCCGGTCACAGATGCGAGCTGCAGCGTGATTTGAGCTTCATACCAGTCGTCTACGTCCATGTCGACAGTCGTGGTGCCGGCGGTCGCCGAGAAGCCGTCGAGCGAGTCAGCCAGCGTATTCATGCGGCCTTTGCTGTACTCGCCGACCATCGAGGCGACGAGGCGAGCGGTAGCGATGTCGCCCGAACCACGGCTGGTGAGGTTCGCGAGGTCGCTGATGTCGCGCCGGATTGCATGTCGGACAACGGCGATCGTGACGGAGGTGTCAGTCAGCGCGGTCGTGGCAACGGCGGTGTTCTCGGCTGCGGTCGCGGTGAAGGCGTCGGAGCCGTCGAGCGAGGCGTAAGGAATGCGGGCGGTATCGGAACCCATGCCGGCGACGTCGCCGAGGTAGATGATTGCCCCGGGAACGTTGAAGAGGTCGGCTTGGTCGACGAGGGTAGTGCGGACGATGCCCTCGATGCGATCTGCTTCGCGCAGGTCTGCTTCGAGGTTGGAGTGAAGAACGGTGGTCATCGGTAGATCCGGGCTGGAAAGGTGAGCGGTTGTCGCTTGTCCCTTTCACAGCGCTAGCGGCGCTACTCGTCGTGGGAGGTGCCCTCAAGATCCGTTCGTGAATCAATCGATTGGGCTATGTCAGACTGCTAACCCACAAGCGCCCATGCTGCGAACGGTGCCACAGCAACGAAGAGCAGGGCAGCGTACAGTGGAAGGGTGGCCCAGACGGTTCGCGGGCTAGCCAGGCGGTCGTGGTCGTGCGTCCATGCGTAGCGCCCATCGTTGTCGGGGTCGATGTACGACTGCACCTCAACGTAGGGCTCAAGCCATACCCACACCCACCCGATGCGCCGGGGCTTGATGGCGAACCTAAGCAGCGAGCGCTTCGCGTTCTCGGCGGTCGGGGTCTGTCGATACCTCATAGCTTCGCCTTCTCATAGATGAACTCTTCGCGCCATTGCTTGCCGTCCCACCATCGGCGCACATACAGCCCTGCGGCTACATCTCGCACGCTCAAGCGCGATACCGCTCACGGATAGGCCATCCGTCTTCGGCGCCGACGTGAACGGACACCGGTTGAATGCGATCGCCCGCTGCGTTGCTCTTGCGTTTTGAGTTGTGACTCAAGGCGCCTCCCATCCAAACTCGGCGATGTACTCGCGATCGGCTAACGCGACCCACACGCTAGAGTCGAGTGTGTAGGCGGTCTCGATGGGCGGCTTGTTGCGGGCGACGTTGCGTGGTGGCCACTGCGAAGCGTCACCGCCCAGCAATGCCCCGAGCTCGTCGGTGAGGCGGTCGGTTCGGATCTTCACGTCGACGAGCCAACGCACATCGTACCCGGTCGAGGGGAAGCGCTCCGCGTAGAAGTGGCGATGCATCCACGAGCAAAGCCCTAGGCCGGAATCGGCGAAGTGCTTGCCGTTGGCATACGGCAGGTAGACGAGGCCACACATGCGGTGAGGTCCTCTGCCATGCGTGGCGCCGTAGAGGAACGACTCGAAGTCAAGCTTGCCCCCGCCGTAGGCTGCGAGGTCGGCTGTGTGGTTCTCGCGCTTGAGGTGCGAATAGAACGACAGGTACCACGACCACGGATCGCGAAAGGTGCCGACCGTTTGACGCGTGGCGAGCCACTCATCAGGCAGCGACCACACTGGGGCGTGTGGGTCAGCTGCTCGAAGCCGACCAGGCGCACGACCCATCTGACGTACGACCACAGACGCGTAAGTGCTGCCCGTCTTCGGACAGCGCACTAGCACGAAGCGATCGCAGTATGCTGTCACCCGAAGTATGCCGCGCTTGAGTCGTTGTACTCTTTGATCACCGCGGGATCTGTCGGGTTGGCCGAATAGGCGGCCATCGCAGTTCTGTACCGCTCGCGCTTGCTGGCGAAGCTTTGCGGGGTGGGCGGGGCTTTGGCGCCTCCCTCATCGTCGGGGATCTTGCGCTTGGGCGGGGGTGCGTCATCGCCGTCGGCGAAGAACCCCGCGAGGTGCTTGTGGGTGCGCGCGCCCTCTTCATGCGCGAGCCAGCCTGCGATGTTCTCGAACTGCTTCTGCTCGTCGCCCAGCCGCCCCCACGCCCATGACGCGAGGTCCTGATCGCCCGGGTCCGTGATGCCGGCCCGACTCATTGCCGAACGGGTCTGGTATCGCTCGCCATCAGCCTTGCGACCTGCGCGCTCGTCTTTCAGCTGCTGCTTGTACTCGTTCGCACGCTCGGCGACGTTGAGCGTATCGGCGTGCTTGGTCTTCAGCTCTGCGAGCTGTACCTCGAGCGCTTCGATCTTCTGGTTCTTGCTAGCAAGGCGCAGCTGAAACGCTTCGCGGTTCGGGGGTGCCTCTTCGTTCTCTGCCATGATTGCCTCGGGGTCTAGGGGAATTCTCGGAAGTCAGCAGCGCGCTTGCGCAACTGCTCGCGCGCTTGGTCGTCTGTCACGCTGTTCATGAGCGCGTACAGGTCGACCTTCGACATGATGCCGGCGGCGATCTGCGCCTCTGACTCTTCCATCAGCGCGCGGCGCTCCTCGATGGACAGAGGCAGGCCTCGATAGGCAATGTCCCACCCCACCACGGGTAGGGTGCCCTCGGTCTCGTCGTCTGCGTTCCAGACGGCTGCGACCACGGACAGCAGGCGCCGATCGCCTCGGCGGAATTGTGGTTCCATGCGGCGTTGAGCAGAGCGCACCCCCTCACGCGTCAGGAAGATGGCGTAGCCGCTGCGGGCATCGCCGCCGCTGCGCTGGATGTCGCTCGGGCTGATGCCGAAGTCTACAGCGAGGTCGGCCGAGTAGGCGCGGATCGCCTCGCCCAGTTCGAGCGGGTCGCCGCCGGGCTGCCACTGGCCAACCGCGGGGGTGGCGCCAGGCGTGGCCGCACGAAGCATCAGCAGGGTGCTCGGGTCTGTCTCGATGAAGTTTCCATGCTCGTCGGCTGTCGTGGCGAGCAGCATGGCGTTGATGGCGTAGCGCTGGGGGTGGCTCGCGTCTTTGAGGATGTGGCCCCAGAAGGTCCAAAACAGCGCGACCTTGAGCGCCCCCTCGAAGAGCTCGATACCCTCGAAGGCATCCCACAGACAGCCGGTTCGCTCTGCGTGGTACAGCACCCAGGGCAGGGCTGGCATGCCGTCGGCGATGATCGGGTATTCGTCGCCGACCATCTGCCCGCCGTCGACATAGGCGCCCGTGACATCCATCAGGTTGCCATCCCAGCCAGCCTCGATGCGAAACACGCCAACGCCGCCCTTGATGCTCCAGACATCGCGGGTCCACACGTCGCCCTCGACCTCGGGATCCCAGTGAGGGCGTAGCCGGTACCAGTGCACCGTGTGGGGCTCGTCGGGGGTGGCGGGGTCTGCCTCGGCCCATAGCACGTCTGACGAGACCACCTGCGCGACCAGCTTGCCCTTGACTGTCCGCACGTAGAACGCGCACTCGCGCATGCCGATGGTAAGCCGCTGCATCCGGGTAGCCAGCGACCACACGCCCGCCTCATCAAGGATCGACTCCATCAACTCGACGGCTTCGGGGTCTTCGTGCATTACGATCGGGTCGCGGTCGTACGTGATCGACAGCTGATACACGACCGACCGCGCTACGTTCTTCGTCAGGTCAGGGGTGCCCCAATGCTCGGCCCGGTTCTCGCCGACCTCTTGCACGATTGCGCGCTCTAGGTCTTCGAGCCAAAGCCCCTCGAGCAGCCGATGGCGTACCCCGCTGTGATGCCATCGCGCTTCTGTCTCTTTGTCGGGGGCTTTCAGCGAGGGCATCAGGTAAACCTCAAGCGGGCATAGGTGGTGCGCTTACCCAGAACGGCGACTGCAAAGTAACGCAATGCATCTGCAGCGTGACATAACGTGCCATCGTCGCCGGTCTTCGAGCCCTTCCAGTGGCGCAGCGTCTTGGACAGGTTCACACATCGAGGGTGCACCACGAGGTCACCACGGCGGAGCGCGTGGTTTACAACGCGCAACCCCCAGTCAACAGAGCCGGGCGTCTTGTCTGGTCCGAGGATGCGAAACGGCGGCAAGCGCTGCGACTCCATACGGGCGAACTCTTGCTCGAGCACGTCGTTGAGTTTGTAGCCGGCATAGCCTTTCGAGACGTTCGTATCGCCTACCGCCTCGTCTACCTCGCTCGGCTTGATGCGGTGTCGACGAAGCATGGCCCTGATAGCGGCGGCGTCCTCCTCGGGGCTCGATGCCTTCTCGGACACGTACTCATCGATCACCCACATGCGTCGGCCGCGTTGCTCCCACAGCACGAGCAGCGCGACTTGGCTGCCAGCTGTGGCGCCGTGGTCAATGGTGATTCCTACGCACAGGTCAGGCGGCAGCTTGCCGGGTTCCCTGATGTTGTCCTCGCTTAGCCCGGTGAACAGCCGCTCAAGCGTGACGCCTTCCCAAGATCCGTTGACTCGCTGCTCGTACTCCCACGGCGAGCTCGAAAGGTCTTCGAGCCACTGCGCCACCTGCGCCTCGTCGTACCAGGGGCAGGCCTCTTGCGAGAAGGGGATCACCACCTCCTCCCACACGCTGCCCTCGCGCTCGATCATGTCGCGAAGCCATGCGACCGGGCGACCGACCGGGGTAAGCGTGAGCCACACTTCGCCATCGCGGTCCATGACGCGCGCCTGTGACTCGGTGAAGATGGACCGGGGCGGGGGCTCATCGAGCCATACGATGTCGAGCGAGTCGCCTGCGTGCGCGTCTGGGCGGTCTTCGTAACTGCGCAGTTGGATGATCGACCCGTTTGTGAGACGGATCGTATTCGTATTCCAGCCGCGACCCGTGCGGTAGTACGAAGACGGCTCAAGGTGACCATCGAGAAACTCGGCGAGGTAGCGCCCGAGCACCTCGCGAACCTGCTCACGAGAAGGGCCGACAGCTCGACAGCGGATACCAGGCTCTTTGATGGCCCGGCGCGCCATCTTCGCTGCGGCGTGGCGCGTCTTGCCAACACGGTTCGCAGCGCGAAGCAGGGTGCGCCGCGTGCGCCGTCGGTACCACGAGGCGAGCGGCGGGGCAGGGATGAAGCCGAGGCCTGCTGTGCGCGAACGCTGCAGCAGTTCGACGTTGCTCAACGCACGCCATCAGCCGGCGGGACTAGCGCCAGGGCGATCATGAGACAGGCGAGGGTCAGCAGCAGTTGGGTTTGGGGGTCCATGCCACACGGCTAACACGGCGGGGCTACCCGGTGCGCGGCAGGTCGTCGACTAGCTTCTTCAGCAACGAGAACGCGAACAGCACCCGAGCAGAGAACGCGGCGAGGTCTGCCGCTTCGGGGTCTGTAGGCTCCCAGTCCTCGCCCATGGCTTGCAGCTCGTCGATGAGCTTCTGTCGCCGTACCGGGTCGCCTATCCAGTC